CCTTTGAATTTGTCGTTGAAAACATTATTTGTTTTCTGTGTAAAAATATCAGAGTTCGTTTTAACTGTTTTTTGAGTTGCTTCTGACTCCTTGTTGTACCTATTAAAGAAATCAATTGCCTTTTGTTGCTCACCCGTAAGTTTGCTTCCAGCTTTGATCTCGTCATAGTATTTAGACTTTTGCCCGTCTAGGTGGCTTTTAGCGCTGGCAACTTGCTCTTTAAGCGCTAATTTCTTTCTACGTATATCTCTATCGTCGTCTACATCTTCGTCGTAAGAGAACGTGTCTTCCATTAGGAAGTTAATTTCTTCGTTATCTAAATGAGGTTTTGTTTGTTTGTAGTATTCTCTTAACAAAGCGTTGTCATCTAGTTTGCTATAATCCTGATTAAGCTTTACATAGTCGCTTAAATCACCTCCAGTTTCTTCCATAAAGTCCATTAACTTTTGGATATTCTCTGGTAATGGTTTTCCAGTAGCCTCAGCTTCTGCTATAGCTTCTTCAACTTGTTCTTCAACCTCTTCAACCTCATCTTCAGTAATTTCTTCTAATACTGCAGCTTCTTGTGTTTCAGCTTCTGGTTGTACTTCTGCTTCTTCAGCAACCTCTGTTACCGTTTCTGCTTCTTCAGTTTTTTCCCCTGCCACAACTTCAGCTTCTACTTTCTCTTGTGGTGGAGCGCTTAAATCTACCTTAATAACGCTATCGTCTCCAGCAGATTCAAATTTACTTTCATCGACTTGCTCAGTCGTTTCTTGGGTAGTCTCTTCGACTACGTTTTCATCTTTTTCTTCCATAATATAATATAATAATAATTAATAAATTCTAACTAGGGTCAAACGAACCTAAATCAAATCCTCCACCTAGTATATCATTACCTGCGGACTCAAAGTTTTTAGGTGGTTTTCCACTATTTCTTTGCTCAATCATCTCTGATTGTTGTGTTGCTTGTATCTTTGTTCTTTCGTCTTTACGATCTTCTTTTTGCTTTTCTCTCTCTTTCATGCCATCAACCTCAATTCCCTTAAGCTGCATGTTGTATTGAAACTCTAAAGCCATAAGCTCTTTTTTCATTTGAACCTCTTGCATCATTTTTTGAGAATCAACTTGGGCTTGTATTTGCATCAACTCAGCTTTAGCAGTATTTAACGCTTGGTCTTTTTGCATTTCAACTTGAGCCGCTGCTTGAGCTGCTTGAGTGTTAGATTGAGATTGAGCTTGAATATTTTCCATTTGAAGCTGTCTGTCTTTTGCCTCTTTCTTTTTTCTACGTATTTTTAATAGTTGATTTGCTAGCTTAATATTACGTATTTCTCTAAGATCAATAGCATCTTCAAGCTCAATGCTTTTTTGTTGCAGCGCCATTTGTATATTATTTTCTAACCTACCTTTCTCTTCTTCATCTGGTTGTAATTCTATAAATATACCAAAGTCATACAGGTGTAACTCAGACATTTCTTCTAACGTAGCTACATTGTGAGCGCCTATAGCTTGTATAAAAGCATCTTTGGTTGGTGAGTACTCTATAATATCAGATATCCTAAGCGATAAACACTCTGCTGTTTCAGCTGTTAAGTATAGTCCAGCTTGTAATATATGTCTAGTTGCTGTATTAGAGTTTGCTGCGGCTATTTTTTGAATACCAACTAAAGCATTTTTATCCGGCGTACTACCATCTCTAGCCTCGTTAAGACCGGTTACGTCTCTTATCATCTGTAAATAGTAGTTGTAATTACCAATAAGAGCTTGCATTTTATTTCCACCAGATCCAGATGTAATTTCTTGAATAGGCACTTTACCTGGATTCATATCACCTTCCGACGTGAAGCTTCTCCCTATCACGGATCCAGTTTGGAAAAACATGTTTAGGGCTTCTTGTGGATTGTAGTTTGTTCCATTGCCTAAATCAACTTCAGCTAAACCATCGGCATCTAAATAAACACCATCTGGAACCATACGAGATAAAACTTGTTGTAGTTTTAAGTGAGTCAGCTGTATCATGTCAGCAAAACCTGTTATACGCCTTACTAGCGAATCGATTTTACCATTGTACATTCTAGGTGCAACAATAGCATAATTCATTTTAACTTTAGTAAAATCACTTTTAGGACGCATCATGTTTTTTGACATCTCCCATTTAAGTAACTTATCGGTACCAAGAATCATAGCGCCCTCATATAAGCACTCTATTGACCTCAACATTCTGCTATACCCACCTTCCATGTCTCGTGGAGGATTAAACGAATCATCTTTAGGAATAACCTTATCAGCACCAGTAGCCATCTCTTTAACCTTGTAAACTTCATTCATATAAGTTTTATAATTAAAATATAAAACTTGTATAGTGTTATTATCTTCTTTATCGTAATTATGTCTAGAGTTGTAGTTAGATCTATTATAAGATTTATTTTTCATTATATCCTCAAGATCACTTTCTGTTAGATGAGGAAACTCTTTTGCTAATTCATTTACAGGGATAGTTTTAACCTCACCAACATAATAAATATCGTCAAAATATGGGGACTCAGTATAAGAGTAAACTAAATTTGCAGGATCAACATAATCTATAGTAACACCTTGAGATGTGTTAAAGTTTGTTTTTACAGCACCAATACCTAGTACGGTTAAATCTTGATAAAAACGTTTTTTAGTTAACTCGTATTTATTGCCCTCAAACAACACGTTTAAAGCCTGTTCTTCAGCTAGCTCTACAGCCTGCTTGTAGCTAAGTTGCATGTGTAACCCCAATTCCTCACTGGATTCTGGTAGGTCTTCATTAGCTATATTTGTTTCTTTCGTATCTATGTTAAATCTAGCTTCAACTTCTTGGTTAAATTCTCTCATTTCCATGTCACTTTGTATTGCCTGCATGTACTCTGTTCTCTTTTCAACTCCATTTGGAGATTGAGAATAAGCTTTTATATCATACGTTCTTTCAGCGATTCCATTTACAACAATATCTACAAACTTGGATATAATTGGAACTGGTTTCCAGTCTAAATTTAAATAGGACAAATCACCGTTTATAGATAACTCATCCTTATATTTTTGAATAGACTGCTCGCCTCTAGCATACAATCTTAAATTATGAAAATCAGCATGATTAGATCTATATCTATTCATGTTTCTATCGTCGTTAAACCACTCTTGCTCTATTGCTTTACCTACTTTCAAACCATAATCATAGCTTAGCTTTTCAGCATCACTAACTGTTTGACTCGGGAAATAACTTTTAATGCCAGACTCTGCCATATTTATTATTTGATTATTTGTGAATTGCTTCCAGTATTACTATACTTGGAAATGTTTATGTTTAGTGGTTGTTTTTCAACCTTAACATTTGGTGCATACAAGTGTCTGTTGTTAGCCATAATAGCTAAACCAGAACTTATCGACGCATCATGTTTTGTTCTTTTGTTTATATCAAACTTTGCCCAATCATTTAATAGTTCATTAAAATATAAATCACCAAACGTTCCATCTTGTTTTATTCCAACGTGATCTTGTATATACATCTCAATCGCCGCAGCGTGAGCTTGTTTGATATCTTCTGAAGAGTTGGGTATACCACCTACTTCTTTTTCTGCTACAGATAATTTATTCCAAACTTTATCAGGCCTATTCATACTAAACCCTCTATATCCTCTACGTCTCAGGTAATACAAGAGACGAGGTTTATTGTTCTCTGCGAGTATAGGCATCCCGTAAAATACTAAAGCCATTAGAACGTCCTCAAAGAACATCTCGGCTGTTGGTGGTCTTGATAAGTATTCTAAAAAGAAACTGTTAGCCGGCGCATCTTCCATACTAAACCTTGTTAACCCGTGTAAGGCTCCTTTCGATCCTTGTCCATCTACAGTACCTGATATATCGTAACTATCACAACCAAAAGCGCCCATATGTTCGTTACCAGGGTATTTGACACCGTTCTTAAGTATTACTCTATTTTGCAGTTGTTGAGGTGGAACCCAACTTAATTTAAATCTACCTTTTGGGTCTGGATAGAATATTACTTGAGAATCTTTAATTCCATTAACCCATTGAAAATTACCAGTTGTAATTCCTAGAGTTCTAGTCATCTCTTCATTGTAATCTATCTGTTCGTATAATTTAACTAAGTTAAATATACTATTTTTAGTCTCATCTCTAAATGCGTGCTCTGTGGTTCTTGGAAACTGACGGTAAAACTCATTTAAAGCATCTTGATCGTCTTTTAAACCATCTACTTCATTTTGCCAATTATCTATTACACCTACGTCTATTAATTCGCCGTCTGGTGTAAGTCTGTCGATATCAGGAGTAGTAAAGACTGGAATTCCATACTCATCAATAAATCCTTCATAGTTCCATTCCATTGGGATAAAAAGAGAGTATAAGCCAGACTTTGTCTGACCATTTCTATTTCTTCTCGTGACATCTGAGGCGTTGTATAATTTTTTAAAGTTTTCTCCACCCTTATCTAAAGCAT